GAACGGTTTACAACAAGCTCATGGTCAACGGCCACAACAATAGCGGCCAGACATACCTTCAGCAAAGGTGACGGAATTACGTTATCAGGGTAGGTGTAACCGTCAACAGTGACCCCGGTACGAGGGAAACTAAGGGGCTGCGTAGAAGGGGAAACAGGAAGTCCGCGTAACCGTCGTGAAAAGCTTTCGATGTACTCAGTGCCCGCGATAACAATAGGGATAGCTTCGTCGTCCACAGTGGGCAACGCTTTACCCCGTAACGCCGCATAATCGCGGGCAGTGACTAAATCGACATAGGAGTTAGCCCCTTGAACAATCGAACCGTCCTCAACAACTAACTCCAGTGCCATTGGTTACTCCTTAGTTTCGTTGGTGTCACCGCCAGTCGATGCCGGCACCTGTGGGGTGGTCGACTGTGTTTGCGTTGCAGCTTTTTCCGTGGTCTTGACCGGGGTTTCACCCGCGTATTTACCGAAACGCTCGAGGTATGCTTTCGGCGGGTGGCCCATGACAGCGTCACAGTGTTCCAGGCTGTCACCTTCACGGTAGACATTCACGTTACGAAAGCATACGTTCACGTCACGTGGCAGGGAATCGGCACGCTTACGAGCGGCGTCTCCAGGAGTAGCCCCGCGAATAAAATAAAGAACTTTTTGCTGTTGTGGCTTGGCCATTGTGTTTCTCCTAAAATAAGGGGGTCGGAACCCCCTCACAGTTTAGACCAGTTAGGTGATCGGCAGCTGCGTACGACGTGCACGACCATTCGAGCGCATGATGACGCCAGGCATGTCACGGAACGACTCCATAACCTTGTTCCAGTTATCCGAAGTAGCCAGTGCCGGGTCAGTCGGTGCAACACCACCAGCCGTCTTGTCCCAGCTCATGCCTCGGAGCCCCAGTTGGAAAGACCATTCCGCTTGGAAAGTATCCGTGATGTTGGTGCGACCGTTCTTGGATTCCATGTTGGAACGGTAGTCGCTGTTGAGCTCTACGTTAATACCACCGGCCGCCAGGCCGAGGGTGTCGTAACGCGTTGGTACGGCAGGGGTGGCCAGTGGATCACCGGGGATAACCAACACGGGGTTATCCGTCATAATGAACGGGCGCCCTTCGGGGTCGGCCATGATACGTACATCACCGTACATGAACAGACGCTCGGTGTTTTCCAGGTTGTTACCCCACATCGAGTAGGCAACAGCTGAGTGCATGATCCAGCTACGAAGCTGGGACGAACGATCGCCCCAAAGGCCAGCCGTGTCCAGCAGATCAGCAGGGCCAGCGGTATCGTCAAAGGCGTTCCACAGTTCGTCCGGATACGGTGTGATAGCGGCCTTGAAGGCGTTGGTGCCAGCGGTAACCATGTCGTTAATGGTCTGTTCCGCCAAGTTTTGGCCCATGACCATCGCGGCTTCAACCGGATCACGCTGGATCCACGCCATCCAGGCTTGGTCGAGGCGCACAGTGTTAGTACCGGCGCCGACTTTCACGGTAGTCCACTCGCCCATGGAAAGCGAACGTTCCGGTACGGTGCTGTCTTGGTACGGGTTACGACGCCGTACAAGGTCTTCCAGACGTTTCCAGAAGTTTTCGGTCGAGAAGTTACCTTTATGCGCCGCTGTGGAGAGTGTCATACCACCACCGGAGGCCTGATTGAACAGGTCGGTATTGTAGTCCAACAACTCCATCATGCGACCTTCGGTTTCTTCTTCGAAGATACTGAGATCGGACAGTGCCATAATAAACGCTCCTAGCCTTGTGCTTCGCGAGCTGCGCGACGGCGTGCGGCCGCCTCTTGTGCAGTCTCTTTGTTTAAGTCAACTTTATCGTTGTCAGAGGCACTGCCCCCTGTACCTTTACCATCGCCACCTTCGCCGGCACTGCCGGAACCGTTACCGGCTTTAACCACTGGGGCGAAATCAGGGTTAGCCGTCAGTTCTTTTTTCAGGTCGTCAAGGCTCATCGCCGTAACGTTCCCGTCCTTATCCAGAACACGATGGATCACTTCACCGTTATCCAGAATTTCTGCCTTCAAGCGGGACTTGACGTGGCCCTTCGTCAGAGCTGACGAAGTGAACCACTCTTTGGAAAGCATTTCGGCCTTGTCTTCCACAACAACACGATGCAGCCGCTCGTTAGCCTCTTCCAGTTTAGCTTCCCGGTCGGCGATATCCTTGTTGTACTTACGTTCCCAGTCGTCCGCACGGGACTTGTGGTCGACGTTACTGCCGTTTTTACGTGCCTCTTCCAGTTCAGAAGTAAGCTGGTCGACCTTGGCTTTGGCTTCCTGAGCCTCGGTCTTGTACTGCTGCTTCTGAGCTTTTTCGTGGTCACGAGCACGGTACAGGGCACCTAGTTGTGGGTGGCCGTCAAGGCCTTCCAGCTCCAGGTGGTACTTACCGTCATCACCTTTTTTGTACTCCGGGTGAAGTGCCTCGTTAATACCTTCCAAAGATTCAAGCACAGCTTGTAAAGCCATTTTCCTTTCTCCTATAATGAGTCACGGACTCGAACACTTATACTTTAACTTAGATTTTCGAAGCTGTCCACAACAATTTAACCAGCCGCGTTAGGTCCGTCCCCTGGGATTCGATCCTGTACACTACCTTGCTTGTTTGCCGCTGTACTGTCACGTACTTTTTTATCCATTTCGCCGTTCAGTTTTTCCTGAAAGTTTGCGTCGTCCATATAAGCGAAACCGGCCCGGCGCAGCAACCAACGGAACTCTTCTGCTGTCATTAAGGAATCTTGGTAGATGGCTAGTAAGGTGTGGATAAGCTGTGGTGCCATCGTCGCCGAGTTGTAGTCTGTGTTAATCTCGAAACCTTGTGCTTCCTCCAAATAAACACCGCTAAAGTCACCGCAAGCACTGTAGGCCAGTCGGTAACCCTTGTTAACGTTCCGGGCAAGTGTAGCAAGTACGGAGTTATCAACTGTTTCGTCACCTGTGGCTTCTGTGGCGGTACGGGCTACACTACGGTCTTGGAGCATTTTAGCCCCTAAAGCGACCATCTGTTTTTCTTTCCTGTCCATAGCCGCACCGGCCATTGTGTTGGGGTCTGGCTGACGTAAAACGAGGTCAGCGTTTTCCGGTAACGGCAGGATACGTTGCGCCCCTATTTCAATGTATCCGCCAAGGTGATCTTTGACCCAATCTTCGTTGACACCAATAGCGGCATAGGTTGGGTTGCCCACCATGAAGGTGGAGTCTTCGTATTCAACAGAGTTAATGAAGTGGCCGATGTTTACTTCCGCCTGATCTAGCAACGGGGGTGTCTGTAACTCAAACGTATTCTCTACAGCGCCTAGAGGGAATACGGGGATGTAGTCGAAGGGTGTACCGTCGTCCTTAACCGGATAGAATACTTCTGGGTTCTGGGAGTCTGGGTACCAGAGCTTGACCACCAGCCGGTGCTTGTCACCTGTCTTGACTAAACGGTACTCCCGAAGCCGTGACAGTAGCGTAGGGCTATAACCGTCGTTGTCCTCTTCGTATGTTTCGACGATCATCACAAGACTCACTGTCTTTTTGCCCCGGATTAAAGTCGTACGCCAGTTAATCAACTCGAAAGGATGGATGTAGTTGATTGTGGGTACGGCTCGGCCTTCACGCACATCGGCTACAGTGTAGTTACTACCGTAGTCTACACGTAAAGCGCCTCGACCGTAACCTAACAGATTGTACAAGGCCGAACGTGACTGTTCCACGATACCGATACCCGTTCCGTCCACATTCTCGACATGGGGCACGTACCGTTCGGGAAGTTCAATATCAGGTTCTTTATTGTAGACAAGACCTGTGAACCCACTTGCCGTTCTAGCTGTAGTGTTAAAGAACTGACCACGATCAATCATGGACTGGTAACGGGCTAAAGCGTTGGCCTTAACAGTAGGGTCTTCGGATAAATGGTCTTGGTTGGGGTAGGGTACATAATACTTAGCGTTGCGTTTTACCGCTGGTGAACCATGTAAAACATCATAAATCAGGCGGTACCATTGCTTATACGCCTCCAGTAAATCGGAACGCACGTATCCTACGGTAGACCCCTTCAAAGGGATATTAGCGAAAGGGTTGCCAACGTAAAGCCCAATGTTAGAAGTCATCGTGTGCCCTGCCCCGGAAATTTAGAAGGTAAGCTTTTCGGTGTACGTTTGCTCGCGTCAAGCACGCGATAGCGTACATCGTCGTATAAGTGGTCTTCGGCGTCGGTGTCCACAACATCGGGATCGTCTGGGTCGCGCGGAAGTGTTGGGAGCAACGTTAAGCTGGCCTCACAATGCTCCATGAAGTAGATGCCGTTGGTTTCCCCGTTCTTTGACTTTAGCATACGGTCACGTAGAAGCTCAAGGCCGTTTTTACGGGTGCCCGGTGACTTATCGGCCCTGCGCCAGCGTACACCCTCGGCGTTCATTTGGTCGGCTATTGTGGCCACGTCCTTCATGACGACGTTGTAGATTTGACCGTCCGCTACGCCGCCTCGCGGTTTGCTTTTTATCCAGCCCTCTTGTCGTAACTCTTTCTCGATGGCCAAAATGTGGCGTGCGATAGCCGTGGCTCCTAAACGTAGGCCTTTATTAGTGCCGAGGGCTTTCGTGCCGTAATACTCATGAATCCGTATTAAGGAACCGCTCGGTATGTTAATCTCGTGTGCGGTACCTTCCGCGTCTTCCCATTTGACTGTTTCGCCGTTGGATACAGCCCACCAGCCAACAGAAAACGGGTGTGTAGAACCCCAGTCGAAAGAACGGTCGACCTTCCATGTTTCGGGTATCGGAAAGCGAGGAACTCTAACGTGCGGCCCCCACACGTCGTCTAGTGCCCCACCAGCCACA